GGAAAACATTTTGACTTGAAATGTTTTAATATTGATGTTTCATCATTAGATATATTGCTTCAAGGATATTTAGATGGAGACGGATATTTTGAAAGCAAAAACAACCGTTATACAATTGGTTTCACAAGACAAAATTACGAATTAGCAAAAGACTTAAATACAATGTGTAATATATTAGGATATAAAATATTTATGCATCCCGGCCATTCTACATTTAATGGAAAGAAATATGCAACATGGGTGGGTGCAATAAAGAAACAAATAACTACACACTGGAGTAATAAATCTGCTTACGAAATTGTTGGAATACGAATTAGAAATAATAACAATAAATTCTCTTTTTATGACTTACAATTAAAAGATAATTCTCATAGATTTTGTTTATATGATGGTACATTAACCCACAATTGCAACCCATCGCCAATGAATGGTCAACACATATACTTATCAGGTATCGAGAACGCCGTTTGGTTCAAAAAACGAGGTGGTGTTTTTAACGCTCATTGTAAGAATACAGTGTTTAGATATCCGTGTGGTAGAAGCAAACTTCATCCGACCGAAAAGAATCACGGTTTGCTTAAAGAACTGATACTTGATAACTCGAATCCCGGCGATATTATTTTTGATCCGTGTTGCGGTTCTGGTGCTCACTGTCTCGTAGCAAAAGAGAACGGACGTAATTACATAGGTTGTGAAATCAACAAGGACTACTTCGAGATAGCACAAAACAGGCTATTAGATGTTTCATAAAGGAGTAAAGTATGGAATGGAATGTTTACTACGAAAACATAAACAGTAGAAAGATGATGCCATATAATGTTTTTAATCATTACTTTTTCACGATTGGTTGCGCCAAGGCGGCTAAGAAGTGTATGAGTAAAGATGAGTTTGCCGAAGAAGTAAAGCACGAACTCATGTATTACTTCTGGTCTAAATGTGAGTGGGAGATTCTTCTCGTAAGTTGGACAAGACCCGAGGATGAAAGTGTGCGTATCAAGATAGACGTTTATCATCAGGTCATGATGAATTACGATCGCTTTATTGATTATCTTTGGAGTAATCGCAGAGAGCTTAGAGAGATGGATACTAACGAAAAATTATAACAGACACATAAGGAAGTGAACAATATGATATATTTTGATTCGGCAGCCACAACACCCGTGACGCAACCCGTACTCGACGCTATGATTCCATATTTAACGGAGTCGTTTGGGAATCCGAGTACTTTATACAAATTAGGAAGAGAAGCCAAGGCGGCAATAGACAAGGCGCGTGAGCAATTCGCCGATGCTATAAATGCCGACCCTGAACAGATTCTCTTCACATCGGGTGCGACCGAAAGCAATAATCTCATAAGGAGAAACTATAACACCATTTCATCCGCATATGAACACCCATCAATGAAGACTGATATTCAAGTCAACAACGTTAACGAGATGAAGGTTTGGTTTGGCAAGTCTGGACGATACGGAATTGATGATCTTGTAGCCTGTTGGCAATATGTTAATTCTGAAACAGGTGTGATATTCCCCATTAAAGAATATGCAGAACTCGCCCATTCTTATGGTTACAAATTTCATAGCGACTGTACTTCGGCTTTCGGCAAAGTCGATGTTGATGTAAAAGATTTGGATGTTGACTTTGCATCTTTTTCGGGTCACAAGTTCCACGCGCCCAAAGGAGTTGGCGTTTTGTACGTTAAAGACCCTAAGCATTTTAAAACGGATATAGTTGGTGGTGGTCAAGAGCGTGGCGTAAAGTCTGGGACAGAGAATGTCGCCTCGATAGTTGGGCTTGGCAAGGCGGCGGAGTTGTACAAATATAACAAAAATAACAAAGCCAACAGAGCCAAGTATTTCGGATTGGAAACGGCGCGATTTGACTTGATATGTGAGATAATCCGGAAATTTCCTGTTCAGATATTATCTTCAAAAACCATCCCGAATACAACCTTTGGTAACGTTCCGAACATTATTTGTATGGCAGTCAATGATGTGATAGGCGAAAATGTAATGCTGGCTCTAAGCTCCGAAGAAATCTATGTGTCAACTGGAACCGCCTGTCACAGTGGGAGCAATACTATAACTCCGATGATTAAGATGTTTGACATCCCCGATAAACGCATACGCGGAATCATTAGAGTCTCTTTTGATGAAGTCCCCACAGAAGAAACAATTAAACATTTTGCCGACAGATTCTGTTATTATTGTAAATCCATGTCAAAACCGGAAGGAGTTTGATAATTATGTTAGTTCCTGCAATTTCAAGAAAAGACGAATTAGAAAGATTGTTTGCCGAGCATCTTTACAACGAGGATATGTTTTTGTACAATGGTTATCCCTACTGTAATCAGATACCAGATTTGACTCCAAGAGAGAACGAATTTAAGTGGGCGATCGTTGATAAAGAGAATGTGGTTGTGGGCTACTTCAGTTATTACATAAACAATCACTGCGATTCGGCGTGTAGTTTCGGGCTGTATTCGTTCAAACGGGATTCGATAATCGGATTTGATGTTTACAAAAAGATGAAAGAATTAGTCTCTAACTATCACAGGGTCGAATGGCGAATGATTGGCGGCAACCCCGTGCAGAAACATTATGACAGATTCTGTAAGCGACATTGTGGTAATAGAGTTAAACTTAATTCAGTAGTTAGGGATTCAACAGGGAACTATCATGATGAATATATATACGAAATAGTTAATGCTATATAAAATAGTTGATGAGGTGGTATATTGATCTACAAAGTGAACAATTTTAAATATGTAGTTAAACATGATAAGGAGAATGTGAAATGAGTATGAATATTAAGATCAAGTATTTCGACAACGAAATTGAAAGAATAAAAAACATAGGCGGCAAATCTGATTGGTATGATTTAAGGGCTTCCGAAACAATAACTCTCAAAGCAGGAGAGTTTGCCCTGATTCCTCTTGGGGTTGGAATGATTCTTCCTAATGATTACGAAGCTAACATAGTTCCTCGCAGTTCAACATTTAAGAATTATGGTATATTACAAACTAATTGTTTTGCTGTTATTGATAATTCATATTCAGGAGATAATGATATGTGGAGGCTCCCTGTTTATGCGACACGAGATGTCACCATCAATAAAAACGAAAGGATCTGCCAGTTTAGAATTAACAAGAAACAGCCGATTGTAAATTTTGAAGAAGTTGAGCATTTAAATAGTGTTGATCGTGGTGGGTTTGGTTCAACTGGAAAGGTGTGACAAGGTTATAATATGGAAATGATATGCGATGACGGCAACACTAAGTATTGTGATAGCGATTGTGACGATGATTGTTTAGGAGAATAAAGGAGTATAACATGGTAATAGATAATATACACGTTTATGGACTTGAAAATGCAATTAGAGGAAGTAAGTTTCCTATGGCTACCAACATTGAGAAACTTAACTCCGACATAACAAAGACCACAATTTCATTAGGTAGCAGCCCTATTGGTGCAGCTCATGACAATTTTCTTAATGGTATACTTGTTCAGTTTGACTTAACGTTTACCGTTAAAGCATGGACAGAAGCAGAACGTTATCATTTCTTTGACTTCATTTCGAGCCAGTCAACCATGCATCGAATAGCTAAGTTCGATCTTGACAATCAGTACATAGGATACGTTGACCCCGAGATAATCAAAATAATGAATAAATTAAAAGATGAATACAACTCCATTCCCGACGATCCCGAGCATTTAGACGAAAAGAAGAAAGCATACTTGACATTGCTTTATTCTAATCCTTGTGGTTTTAAACTCACAGCCGCTATGACTACAAATTATAGACAGTTAAAGACAATCTATCATCAAAGAAAAAATCATAGGCTTCCCGAATGGCGAGAGTTCTGCAAACAAATTGAACAACTCCCTAAGTTTAAAGAACTTGTATTAGGTGAATAAAGGAGGAATGGAGAATGAGTTATTATTATGAAAAACAGAACCCTACTGGAAACGGAAAAATCAAGCACAACACCATACGCGAACCTATTAGCACTGTACTTAGTAATGTGCCTAAACCCATTGAAAAACCGCCTATGTCCGATGTCACACCGCCCAAGGTCGATAACGTAAATCACCCCTCGCACTACACTGATGGCAAGATTGAAGTTATTGATTATATAGAGGACAAGCAGCTTGGATTCTGTCTTGGTAATGCAATCAAATACATTAGTAGGGCAGGGAAGAAGAAGTCGGGGAATATGAGTGACAAAGAAAAAGAAATTGAGGACTTAAAAAAGGCTGTATTCTATATCAATTACAGGATTAAGGAATTGGAAGGGAAAGAATAGAAAATGAATAATCGTTCATCAAAGTTCAAAAACACCGATCTTTCAAGATTGTTGACAGCTAAAGAGCTTCAAGAATATCTTCATATAGGTAAGAACAAAGCGTACAATTTGATGAAGCATAATGACGTTCCTACGGTTTGTATTGGTGGCAGAGTATATGTAGTTGCCGACAAATTGCAGAAATACATTGATAGTCACACAATCTAAACCATAAAAAGGGGATTGCTATTAAGTTAGCAGTCCCCATTTTTTTACTATTATATATCCAATTGTCGAATTACTTTTGCTTTTTCTTCTTCAATCAAGTGGACGTAAGTGTTATAAGTGAATGATACGCTTGAATGACCAAGCATTTCAGAGATGATTTTAATATCCACCCCCTTGCGTATCATCAGGCTTGCAAATGTGTGTCTCAATGTGTGAAGTCCTTGCGGGTTATCTATATCTGCTTTTCTACATATACTTGCATACGAACCTCTAAGGATTGTAAAATTTCTATTAACGATATCAGACACAACAACAAAGTCGTTGGGTTTAGGATTTCTAAGATTCTTTAGCTCTGTAAAATACTTAGCCGCTGACTTAGTGAGATGAACAATTCTACTCTTTTTGGTTTTCGTGCTATCCTGTATGAATGATTCGGTTTTGCTCAAATCATCGTTGTATTTGACACCTACATTGCTGTTGACTTTAATATAATTATTTTCCAAATCGACATTGTTCCATTTGAGAGCAATCATTTCTCCCATGCGAAGCCCTGTGTAAATCAAAATCACAAAAGCATAACCGTTAGTATAGACCAGCGAGCCAGTCTTGTGCCTTTCAAGAGCGGTGTCAATGAATCGTTTGATTTCTGCATCATTGAGAAACCGAACTTCCTTAGTTTTTTGTAACCCGTTTTTTGATGGCTTATCAACAAGACTACAAGGATTCTTTTCTATAACTTGTTGTCTGTACGCATATTTCAAACATTCATTGGTTAATACATATGCCTTGTGTATACTGGAATAGCTCAACTCATCGTTGATTAAAGAGTTAATTAGATTATTCTGAATGATTGCAGGTGTTATTTCATGAATGTCATACCCGCCCAAATACGGTTTAATGTTGTTCTTGTATGTTTGACAATCTCTGACAAAACTCGCAGGTTTGAGCTTGGTTCTTTTGATCGTATTGAGATACGTTTCCATATACATATCAAAAGAGATAGTTTCAACAGGTGAAGAACTGACCGTTACCATATTTTCTTCTTTAAACCGTTTCATTCGGTAGATCACATCTTCTTGTGAATCACCAACGAAGCGTTTATACTTAACTCTACCGTTCGCATATTTTCCAATTTCTACCTGTCCTATCCATTGTTGTTTGGTATTATCAAAATACACCGATCCTATATTCTTGATGTGCCGAACTTTTTTGCTTGCCATACAATCACCTCACATTGGGTTGTTGGGGCGCAGAGTTTTTAGTTATAGAACAAATCTATTTTAGAATATTATAACACGCAGCGAAGTGATTGTCAAGGTGTGCGGTGTGTAAAAAGTGTGTAAGTTTTCGGCAAAGATAGGGAAAGACAGGGACAAAGAGGAAGATGTGAGTGTGGTTGCTTCTATGCGTATGAGGTAAAAATCGAACCAAATTATAACTATATTAAACTGATAATCGTGGGGTTTGTAATGCATAATGCCTTGAAAATCAATAGTTTTATAATTAGGCATAAAAAAATAAGAGCATCTATATAAAGATACTCTTATCAGAGGCGCCATCCAGATTTGAACTGGAGATCACGGAGTTGCAGTCCATAATTAAACTGCCATAAAACCGTTGAAAATCAAGGGCTTCGAGGGATTATTAAAAGCAAAAGTGTGTAAAAGTGTGTAATTTTTTGAGATGCTTGCGCTGTATATAAGAATGACCATTCAGCAATTGTAAATTTTTATTAAATAAGTGAACAAATTATCGTATGTTCATATTTAAAAATCGTAAAAAATAGGGAACACTTATCTGATATTCAGATAGGTATTCCCTAATTTTTTGTCATTAGCAATATTTTACTTTCAAGTCCCGTTGCCCCGGAGACCAAACATACACATGAACAATATTCTCGCCGTTGTTCTCGGGGATTCTTCGGATAAAGCAATTAAATCTTTGAGTGAAACGAGAATTGTGTTAACAACTCTTCTCCCCTTTTAACTTCTTTTGATGTTGGTGTATTCTTTTTTATACGCTTGGGAGTGTTTACCGCCTTCAATAACTCAACATACGTTTTCTTATTCTTTGCAACAAAAGTTTTACGAATAGAAGTTGTCGCCATAATACACCCTCCTTTGTTATGATTATATACATATTCTTCTTCATGATATAGTATACCATAAATCGGTGTGAAAGTCAACAGTTGTTATAATCATTCTTGTTAATTTATTATGAATAAAAGTTTGGATTGTCTATTCTATTATATACGCCACTTAATTATCCAAATCGTCTTTAAGCTGTGTTAGCCGCCTTGTATCTGTTTTTAAATAATGCTTTCTTGTAACATCTGTTCCACTATGATTAAGCAAAGCCGAGATATCCTCTAAAGGCATACCCGCAAGAGAATACAACTGGCTTTGTGTATGCCGGAAATCATGAGGGTGCCATGAGCTAACTCCAATCATTTCCCCAATTTTCTTACACCACTCACCCAGCGTTCCTGTACTGATTGGCTTATCCTCGGTTGTATGTCCCGAGTACCAAACCCAGCCGAAATCCTCAACGCCTTTTTCTTGACGTTCAGCTTGTAACTGTAACAGCAGTTCTTTAACTTCCTTGCTAAAGAACAAGTCAACAATCTTGCCTTCTTTTTCGAGTACGTCTTTAACGATGCGGTTTTCAAAATCAATCTGTTTCCATCTGACATTAGCAACCGCATTGACACGCGCCATAGTAGACAAAGAGAACAGTGCGTATGTCTTTAACTGTAAATCCCCATACTCTGTCAGCTTGTCTTTCATGAGCTGTACCTGTTCCTTAGTGAGAAACGTCTGTACAACAACAGGCGCACCCTTCTTTGGTCTGTCAAGAAATTCACACGGATTTTCAAGTATCAGCTTTTTCTTTCTAAGAAACTTGTAGAAAGCGGAGATCGCCGCCATTCTCCGCTTCATCCTTTCCGTGTTGTTTCCGCTCTGCTTACAAAAATAGAAGAACTCTGTTATGTCATCGTCAGTTAAATCTTTAACAGACTGATTAAACTGGTTTTCAAGTATATAGATAAACCACTGATCCAAGTCCTTCTCATACTGATAAATTGTTTTCTCCGAAAGCTCGCGTAGCGACATATCAATCTTGTACTTTTTCATAAGCGAAAGAGTCTCGGGATTGACCTTTTCGAGCTTCTCCTTGTCGAATAAAACTATCCTTTTACTTCGTTCAGGCATTTGTTATCACCTACCTTAAAATGTACTTCAAGTTTAAGCACGCCCCCATACGTATTCGCCGTTGATTTTGATATAGCATTCATTCCATGCAGGTGACAAATATGGGAACCCGGTATACGAGGCATTATTATTAACCGAACCAAAATACTTTAAACTCATATATCACACCTCCGTATACTCTTGATACGTGTACGTATTAGAATCAGGATAATTCTGCGCAGCGGTATAAGTTCCTAACTTTCCAGTAGGTACATATATAATACAGTCTGTCGGAATATTTTGAAATACATCTGCCGCGTCTGCTGTTGGAGGCGTGTTAGATTTAAATTTCAAATATCCTAATCCATAGCAGTTAAAGAACGTCGAATTTCCTATACTTGTCACACCACTCGGTATTGTGATCGAAGCAAGCGAGTAGCAATTGATAAAAGTACCATTAAACATGGTTGTTACCCCACTCGGTATAGTAACTGATGTAAGCGAGTTACAATCATTAAAAGTCATACTCCCTATACTTGTTACCCCACTCGGTATCGTAATTGAGGTAAGTGATTTACAACCCATGAATACAAAATTTGCTATGGTTGTTACACCACTCGGTATCGCAACCGAGAGAAGTGATTCACACTCAGAAAAAGAATAACTCCATATTCTTGTTGCTCCACTCGGTATCGTAATTGAAGTAAGCGAACCGCAATTAGCAAAAGCACCCGTGCTTATAGTTGTTATCCCACTCGGTATTGTGATTGAAGTAAGCGATTTGCAACCATTAAAAGCATAATCGCCTATGCTTACCACTCCATTACCCAGTCTGATTTTTCTTATACAATTACGGTAAACTATATTTTCCGCATTTGTTTTATTTGCCTTTTTAAAAAGTTGTGAATAGTCGCTTGTTCCGACAATTGATACCGTTCCCTCGTTTACTGTTAT